TGTATCATATCTTTTACATTATGCTGTTTTCAATGATAGTACAAACATTGGTATCCTTGCAAACAAAGCAGCAACTGCCCGTGATTTATTAGGTAGATTGCAAACTGCCTATGAGAATTTACCTAAATGGATGCAACAGGGTATTATATCTTGGAATAAAGGATCACTGGAGTTAGAAAATGGATCAAAAATACTGGCAGCATCTACCTCTGCATCTGCAGTTCGAGGTATGTCTTTCAACGTTCTTTTTCTGGACGAGTTTGCCTTTGTTCCTAATCATATTGCTGACTCGTTCTTTGCCTCTGTATATCCTACTATCACTTCTGGTAAAAACACCAAAGTCATAATGGTTTCAACCCCTCACGGGATGAACCATTTTTATAGGTACTGGCATGATGCGGAAAGAGGTAGAAATCAATATGTTACAACAGATGTGCACTGGTCAGAAGTTCCTGGTAGAGATGATGTTTGGAAACAACAAACAATTGCCAATACATCAGAACAACAATTTAAAGTTGAGTTTGAATGTGAATTTCTTGGATCAGTTAATACTTTAATAAATCCTGCCATATTAAAAAATATGGTATATGATTCTCCAATTACAAAAAATGCAGGATTAGATATTTACGAAGAACCAATAAAAGAACATAATTATATTATCACAGTTGATGTAGCTCGTGGATTAGGAAATGATTATTCTGCATTTATAGTTTTTGATGTCACGCAGTTCCCTTATAAAGTCGTAGGAAAATATCGAAACAATGAAGTCAAACCTATGTTGTTTCCAAATGTAATATTTGATGTTGCAAAGGGATATAATAATGCATACTTATTAGTTGAAGTTAATGATATTGGTGATCAGGTTGCAAGTATTCTCCAATTTGATCTTGAGTATGAAAATCTACTTATGGCATCAATGAGAGGAAGAGCAGGTCAAGTGGTTGGACAAGGATTTTCAGGAAAGAAGACGCAATTGGGTGTTAGGACAACTGCAGCAGTTAAAAAATTAGGTTGTAGTAATCTTAAAACAATGATTGAAGATAATAAATTGTTGACATGTGATTATGAAATCATATCAGAATTGACTACATTTGCACAAAAACATAATTCATTTGAAGCAGAGGAGGGATGTAATGATGATTTAGCAATGTGTTTAGTATTATTTGCATGGTTAGTTGCACAAGATTATTTCAAAGAAATGACAGATAACGATATCCGAAAAAGATTATATGAAGAACAAAGAAATCAAATTGAACAGGATATGGCACCTTTTGGATTTATTAATGATGGTTTAGATAATGAGAGTTTTGTTGACAAAGATGGAGATTTATGGAAAATTGATGAATATGGAGACCGTTCATACATGTGGGATTATTACTAATATAATTATAAAGCAATTATTAAATGATTAAATATTTTTTGTATGGTATAATGAGATATAATAAAAAACTAAAAATTACAATGAGGAGGACTTATGAGTGGAGACATAGGATTAGAACAACCGATTATTTTTTATAGTAAAAAGATGACAGAAGCTAAAAAAATTGTTTTAGAGCATAAAGGAATTAAATTAGAATATCTAGAAATAAATAATAAAAAATATAATCGACATGGAGTTCGATGAACAGATAGAATTAGAACATTTATTATTTTCAGAAAGGAAATGTAGAGTTTGTGGTAAGGTTAAAAATTTAGTAGAAGATTTCTATCTTACGAGAAAATATAAAGGAACTCTCCCATCAGCATATTCTTATGAATGTAAGACATGTACAGTCAAAAGAATTACGAAAAGAAGAAAAGTTAAAATTTTAAAAGAAGATATATATCCAGATTGGTGATGTTCACGTATTGTTTCCCCGTCGTAAATACCCTTTTTCCTAAATATTTTTAGATAAATTTGAATTACAAGGAGTAAGGGATGGCCTTAAATTTAGCATCTCCAGGTATACTAATAAGAGAAGTCGATCTTACGATTGGAAGAATCGATGGGACAACAGGTAAAGTCGGTGGAATCGTTGGATCTTTTGAAAAAGGACCTGTCGGTGAACCAACTCCTATTACGGGAGAAAATGACTTGTTTGATCAGTTTGGTAAACCATACGATACAGATAAGCAATACGAAACATGGATGGTGGCATCTTCATACTTATCGTATGGAGGAAGTTTAAGTGTAATCAGAGCAGATGATACTGGATTGAAAAATGGTTTTGTGGGATCTGCATCAAGTGTAAAGATTAAAAGCACTGAACACTATCAGGAATTAGGGTATCAGGAAAATGTTCTTGCAGATGTTACTGTCGCAGCAAAAAATCCTGGCACATGGTCAAATGGAATTAAAGTTGCCATTATAGACAATAAAGCAGATCAAGTTCTAGGAATTGATACAGTTGGTATTGCAACTACGATAGTAGTTGGTACAGGTGTAACACAAACGGTTCCTGCTAACACAACTATATCAGGGGTTGGTGGTACTAGTACATTAGATGGTCACTTTAAAGGTATTGTTACTGGTGTTACCACTGGATTTGCAGATGTTAAATTCTTAAGTCATGTTTCTGCAGCTGGAACAGAGACGGCACAAGACTTCAACAGTATTTACAAATTCAAATCTGACACAACAGCATCCTTTAATGGTGTTGGTACTACAACTATTAGTTCTGCAGTAGACTGGTTTGATCAACAAACCTATGATGTTACTACTGCTTCAGTTGGAGGGGGAACAACAATTACGACTGCTAAGTGGAATGCGGTTGCCGATAAACCAGGTACATCTGAATACGCTGCTGCTAGAGGTGGTAGATTTGATGAAGTTCATGTTTTAGTCATTGACGCAAAAGGAACTATTTCAGGAAATGCAGGAACAATTCTTGAAAAACATCTTAACCTATCAAAAGCAAAAGACGCAGAATTCTCAGTTGGATCACCATCTTACTGGAGAAAGTATCTTTACACAAACTCCGAAAACTTATTTGGTTTAAATGGTTCAGAAATTGGTGTTACAACAACTGGATTTAGTGCAGACTTCACTAAGTTTGGTGATGGTGAATGGGATCAGGATGCAGACGGAATTATTTTCAATAGTTGTGGAGCAACTAATTTAACATTATCAGGTGGACTTAACTACGGTGGAATTAGTACAATATCTGGTACTGGTTCTACTGGAGCACTTAATTCTGGTTTAGGTGATTTGATTTCAGGATACCAAACATTTGAGAATGATACAATCAATAATGTTGATTTCTTACTCATGGGTGGTGGTCATCTTGGTAAGGATCAAACAAGACAATTAGCAACAACAATGATTGCTGTTGCAGAGGTTAGACAGGATGCTGTTGCATTCATCTCACCATCAAGAGATACTATCATATCAGATACAGATGATCAAACAGACGTTACTGTTAAAAGTGATGAGGATATCACCACAGGTGTGATTGAGTTTTATGACACAATTACATCATCAACCTTTGGAGTATTTGACAGTGGGTACAAATACATGTATGATAGATTTAATGAAGTGTTCCGTTATGTTCCATTAAATGGAGACATTGCGGGAACATGTGCAAGAAACGACATTAACGATTTCCCTTGGTTCTCACCAGCAGGTACAGACAGAGGAGCAATCTTAAATGCAGTTAAACTTCCATACAATCCAACTAAATTACAAAGAGATAAACTTTATTCAAATCGAATAAACCCAGTAATCAATTCACCTGGTGCTGGAATTATCTTATTCGGTGATAAAACTGCTTTCGCAAAAGCATCAGCATTTGATAGAATCAATGTTCGCAGATTATTCATCTACCTTGAGCAAGGTATTGCAGCTGCTGCTAAAGATCAGTTATTCGAATTCAACGATGAGATCACAAGGGCAAACTTTGTGAACATTGTTGAACCTTTCCTAAGAGACGTTCAGTCCAAGAGAGGTATTCAAGATTATGTCGTTATTTGTGATGAGACAAATAACACTGCTGCTGTTATAGATAACAATGAGTTTATAGCAGATATCTTTATCAAACCAGCAAGATCAATTAACTTCATTGGTCTTACCTTTGTCGCCACTCGAACTGGTGTATCATTCGAAGAAGTTATCGGTTCCGTTTAATTAATTTAGAGGTTTAAGAAATGCCTTCACGTCAACAAATAAACACTATTCCTTTAAGGAAAATTAGTGATTTTAAAAGCAGATTGTCTGGTGGTGGTGCTAGACCAAACCTCTTTGAGGTAGAGTTAGCATTCCCAGATGCCGTTGCAATAGCAAACGATGTCTTACAGAAATCTAGATTTTTAGTTAAAGCAGCAGCACTTCCTGCTTCAACAATTGCTCCAGTTGAAATACCATTCAGAGGTCGTATTTTAAAAGTTGCTGGAGACAGAACATTCGAAACTTGGACTATCACAGTCATCAACGATACAGACTTTGTTATCAGATCTGCGATGGAAAAATGGATGAATGTAATTAACAAACTAGAAGATGCCACAGGATTAACTGATCCAGATGAATATCATAAAGATGCTTTTGTTCATCAGTTAGATCGTGATGGTTCAATTCTACGTTCATACAAATTCTGGGATATTTTTCCAACTAATATTTCCACAATTGATCTTAACTACGAAACAACTGACACAATTGAACAGTTTGATGTAGAGATGCAAGTTCACTGGTGGGAAGCATTTAAAGGAACTAGCTCTCAAGCTGGTGGTGAAAATATCAGATAAATAATAAAATACTAGTACAATTATAATATGGCACGGCTATTTGGGTTTTCTGTTGAAGATAACGAAAAAAAATCACAGTCGATAGTTTCACCCGTTCCTGAGAATAATCAGGACGGGTCTGACTATTATATACAGAGTGGGTTTTATGGTTCTTACGTAGACATCGAAGGAGTATATCGTAACGAGTTTGATTTAATTAAAAGATATAGAGAAATGGCACTTCATCCAGAGGTTGATGGTGCAATCGAAGATATTGTAAATGAAGCAATAGTAAGTGATTTATATGATTCACCTGTCGAAGTTGAATTATCAAATCTAAATGCAAGTGATAAATTAAAAAAGATAATTCGTGAAGAGTTTAAAAATATCAAAGAAATATTAGATTTTGATCGAAAGGCACATGAAATATTTCGTAACTGGTATGTTGATGGTAAATTGTGTTACCTCAAAGTTATTGATCAAAAGAGACCACAAGATGGTATTCAAGATTTAAGATATATTGATTCACTTAAAATTAAATATATTCGTAAAGAGCAGAAAAAAGATCGAAATGATTACATCAATGTGAGAAGAAATAATGATGAAGATCCATCTACTCTCAATCCTCAGATTGATGAATATTTTATATACACACCTGCACCAGCATATCCATCAAATCTTGCAACAGGTGGTGGTGGTAGTAAAGGAATTAAAATTGCCAAAGATGCAATTACATATTGCACATCAGGTTTAGTAGATCGAAATCGTGGAAGTGTTTTATCATATTTACATAAAGCAATTAAAGGACTCAATCAATTAAGAATGATTGAAGATAGTCTTGTAATCTATAGATTATCAAGAGCACCAGAAAGAAGAATATTTTACATTGATGTTGGTAATCTTCCAAAGATAAAAGCAGAACAATATCTCAAAGAGGTAATGTACCGTTACCGCAATAAGTTAACTTACAATGCACAAACAGGTGAAGTTCGTGATGATCGTAAGTTCATGTCAATGATGGAAGACTTTTGGTTACCAAGAAGAGAAGGTGGACGAGGAACTGAAATCACAACTCTACCTGGTGGGCAAAATCTTGGTGAATTATCAGATATTGAATACTTCCAGAAAAAATTATATCGTGCACTTGCTGTTCCAGAGTCACGTATTGCATCTGATGGTGGATTTAACTTGGGTCGTTCATCTGAAATACTAAGAGATGAACTTAAATTTGCAAAGTTTGTTGGACGTTTGAGAAAGAGATTTGCTCAGATGTTTAATGATATGTTGAAGACTCAGTTAATTCTTAAGAATATAATCACACCCGAAGATTGGGAGTCAATTCGTGAGCACATTCAATATGATTTCTTATATGATAATCAGTTTGCAGAACTCAAAGAATCTGAATTGATGAATGAAAGACTTGGAACTCTTGCAACAATTGAACCTTATATTGGTAAATACTATTCAAATGATTATGTAAGAAGAAAGGTATTACGTCAGACTGATGCAGAGATACTTGAAATCGATGAACAGATTGAACAAGAAATTAAAGATGGTGTAATACCAGATCCAAGTGCAGTTGATCCAATTACAGGTGAACCACTCGAAGGTGAAATGGGAATGATGGGTGATGTTCCAACAGAACCAGATATTGATGGTGGTGTCACAGATGCACAAGTACAGAAAGATACTAAATCGGCGGAGATCTAATGAAAGTATTATCAGCAGAAACAAATTTATCATCTGCCACAAATGTTGGTAATGCAAGTGTAGTAAGAATATTTAATAGTGATTCTTCTGCAGCTACAGTTACAAGAAAAGACTCTGGTGGATCTACAATAGGGACTTTTACAGTTGGTGCTGGAGAGGTGATTTATTGTGAGAAAAATTATACAGATACTTTAGAAGGAGGATCAACACTTAAGGTATCAAAAACCGCATACAATCACATGATGTCTTATTCTTCATACTCTTCTGGAGGAGGTGGCGGTGGTGGTATTATCACAACAAACTTAATTCTTCATCTTGATGCTGGAGATAGTAGTTCTTATGGTGGTAGTGGTGTAACTTGGACAGACTTGAGTAGTAATAGTTATAATGCCACATTAGTTAATGGACCTACATATAATTCTAGTAATGACGGTTCTATTGTCTTTGATGGTGCTGATGATTTTGCTAATTTGGGAACACAAATAAATTCTGATATTCAACTTACAGATGTAACTATATCTTTTTGGGCATATATCGATTCAACTGGTTCTGACGAACTTTTCGTTTCTATGGAAACTTTGGCTATAGGTGCACCATTTGTTATTTACTATGACGCAACATCGACATATAATGTTCAGAATACTGGAGCTGGTGATGTTGGTGGTGGTGACACAAACACCATTGACGTAATAGTTACTGACGCAAGCAGTGAAAAAAGATTTACAACAACTAATAATGCGTTGAATGCTACCACGTGGTATAACATTGCAGTTGTTCTTGATGTCACTAACAATGCGTTTTATACATATATTAATGGTGTAGAGAAAGCAAAATGGGTAAGCAACAATACCAGTGGAGGTATTAAATCAACCACTAATAATTTCCGTATCGGTGGAGGTACTCCATTCTTAGATGGTCGTATTGCTCAATTTCTTACCTATGATAAAGCACTTACAGCATCAGAAGTATTACAAAATTATAATGCTATTAAATCAAGATACGGTTACTAAATATGTCACGAAATTATCTAATCATTCAATCATCTGAACTTAGTAAAGTAGACTTTTCTCAAGTTTTAGAAACTTCTGCTTCTACTGTAAGAAAATCAATTGACGACACTAAAACTTTTATAAAATGGGATGGTGATACACCATCATGTGTAAGTAATTTAACAAGCACAGAAGGACCATACACTCATAGTCAAATTACGACTATTTTAGATACTGATGCTTGGGTATCTGAAGATATATAAATAAAATATAACGTTATAACTAAAATATGGAAGACATCATCGATTTGATAGCAACAGATTCTGCTGCTTCTGAGGTTACTGATAAACTCAAAGACATTCTTTTTACAAAATCTGCAGAAAGAATTGAGGCTCAGAGACCTAATATTTCTGCGTCTATGTTTGATGAACCTGAAGTGGAAACTGAAGAAGAACCAGAACTAGAAACAACAGAGGAACCAGAATAATGGCATCAAACACAAATGTATTAGGTGCAGAAATAGCATTACCAACAACAACAGGAACTGCCACTAGTTTTACTCAAGCATCTGTTGTTCGTCTTGTGAATACAGATTCTAGTGCTCATTTAGTGAGTGTTGTAGAAACTCAAAGTGGAAGTTCTGTTGGATCATTTACCATGCCAGCGGGGTCTGTTGAATTTTTAGAAAAAACATATACACATTGTGTCTTTGCAGCAAATGCAGCTGTTAAAGGTGCAAAAGTAGGATTCACACATTAGAAAAATGAAACTTATTACAGAAGAAATTTCAAGCGTTAAGTTTATCACCGAAGGAAAGGGTGCTAAAAAGAAAATGTATATCGAAGGTGTTTTCCTACAAGGTGACATCAAAAATCGTAATGGTAGAATGTATCCAGTATCAACTCTTGCAAAAGAAGTTGGTAGATATAATGAATCTTTTGTAAAGAAAGGAAGAGCACTCGGTGAACTTGGACATCCAGATGGTCCGACTGTGAACCTAGATCGTGTTTCTCATAAGATTACATCTCTTCGTCAAGAAGGAAATAATTTTATGGGTAAGGCACAACTTCTTGATACACCAATGGGTAAGATTGCAAAGTCACTTATTGGTGAAGGTGTAACACTCGGAGTTTCCTCTCGTGGTGTTGGATCATTAAAAGAAGATCGTGATGGATGCAAAGTAGTTGGTGAAGATTTTATGTTAGCAACTGCTGCAGATATCGTTGCAGATCCTTCTGCTCCTGATGCATTTGTATCTGGAATTATGGAAGGAAAAGAGTGGGTTTGGGAAGGAGGAATTCTTCGTGAACAACAAGCAACAATTACTAAAAAGAGAATCAATACTCTTGTAGATCAAGGTAGATTAGAAGAGCACAAACTGAATTTATTCAGTGATTTCTTATCAAATCTATAAGTTCTATAAATAAATATAGAAAAATCTCCGAAAAGGCAACAATTTACACAACATGGAAAACGTAGTAACCAAAGGAGCTCAATCTGCAGAACCAATGCAGAAGCTTACCACAGGTGGAATACCACCAACAGTAGAAGATCTAGGCGGTCCTACACCAGAAAACTATAAACCAGACGACGATTCAGCAAAACTCAAAGATGCTGGTGCAATCCTTAAGCAAGTTAAAGATATTGTTAACAAAGGTGCAAAACCAGCAGAGCCTATGAAATCATCAGGCATGAAAGAGGAAGAAGCAGAAATCGAAGGTGAAGTAGTGGCAGAAGAACCTGCTGTTGCTGAAGAGGAAGAAGTTGTGGCAGAAGAACCTGTTGCATCTGAAGAATCTGAGGTTGTTGCCGAAGAGGAAGAGGTAGAAGAGGAAGAGGTTGTTACCGAAACTATCGTCAATGTTGACGAAGATATCGAGGCACTCTTAGCAGGTGAGGAATTATCTGAAGAGTTCCAAGAGAAAGCAAAAACAATCTTCGAAGCTGCTATCAGATCAAAAATCGCAGAGGTTAAATCAGAACTTCAAGAGCAATACGAAGCAACTATTGTAGAAGAAGTTACTGCTGTTAAATCAGAATTAACAGAAAGAATCGACGCATACCTTGAGTATGTTGCCGATGAATGGATGTCCGAAAATCAACTCGCAGTTGAAGCAGGACTTAAAACAGAAATGACAGAATCATTCCTTACAGGAATGAAAGGTCTATTTGAAGAACATTATGTAACAATCCCTGAAGACAAATACGATGTACTCAATAATATGGTAGATAAACTTGATGAAATGGAAGGAAAACTCAACGAGCAAATCAATAAAAACATCGCTCTTACAAAGAGATTGTCAGAATCTACTTCTGATGTAATCTTTGCAGATGTCACAGAAGGTCTTGCTGTAACACAGAAAGACAAGTTGGCAAAACTTGCAGAGAATGTTGAGTTTGATAGTGAAGAC